GCGATATTATTTTCATAGTCGTTGAATATCTCACAGCCGATTCCGGTAGCGGTGAACTTGCCGACACCGCCAGCATTGCCGGTAGTGATTTTGTTGTTTATGATTTTCTGCGTATTTCCTGCCGTTGCCTTGTTCAGCACATTAAGCACCTTCAGCTTTTTGTCACCGCAGGCATAGCTTTGCGTGTGTTTGCCGTTTGCGTACTCGTCCGTGATCTCGGTTATGACCGTTTCGTACTCTACCCCGTCAATGCGGATGGATACCTTCTGCGCAAGCTCAGGTTCGGTTTCATCGTCCATAAACAGTGGTTCTATCTCAAAATCATCGGATATTACATATTCTTCCGCCGCTTTTAGTGCGTATCTGTCTATCTCGGCTACACTGTCGGTATCGACATCAAGCACAACCTCTTTACGCTTTACTCCGCTTGCGGTATCATCGGGACGCTTCACGCATTTTATCGTGACATCATCGCCACTACCGACTACGGCATATATAGCGTTCTTGTATGCTGATGTTCCGTCCTTGCGAGTATAGCTCTTGATGTTGTATCTGCTCTCGTCTATGATGATAGTCGGCTTGTCCTCGCTTGATTCCATATGCGGATTATAGTTATCGCCGTCCTCTGCATTATCATCTATAATCAGCCGCATATCGTAAAAATGCGTCTTGCAGTTTTTTAGCAGATTAAAAATTGCTGTGCTGACAGGCTCAAGTCGTGTCATGTAGCGGTCATCCTGTATGCCCGTAAGCGGCGGGTCTGCGTTGATCTGATTTACAGGCATCGTTATGCCAAACATACCGTATATCTGTCTGTCGCTGTCTGTAGCGTTTACGATATTGTAGTTGACGATATCCGAGATACACGAAAATGTCGTGCCGCTTGTGACATAATAGCCGTATGTTCCCTTGTCCTGTTCTTCTTTCGGGAAAAGCGTGACTCGAAGTGCAAACAGATACTTTAAATCATATCCGGTGACGGTTATCTTATCGTCCTTCTTCTCAATGTCTGTAACATAAAGAAACGTTCCTCTTACTATACGCTTTGTCGGATCGCTTGCTATATATGTCTGACCGAGCTTTTCCCCGACTATCAGCATACGGTCCGGCTGTATACATCCGGCTTCATCAGCATGTGTAGGTATTATCATCTCGAAACTGCCGATGTCGTATGCTCTGCGTGTATACTTGAAACTTTCAACATCAGATACGATACCGACGAGATTCTGCGAGAATTTTGGCTTCTTTACCGATAAAAAATCGTATACTCTAACTATCATCAGATACTCCTTACATAATCAAAACGCACCAGCTTTGCTTTTATCGTGCCTGCTGTTGCAATGTTCTTTACCGATAAATTGTTATTGCCAGGATAGATATACTGCGATGTTGACTTTATCAGGTCGATACCGGAACGTTGCGAATACGGTATATACACCTTGCCAAGCAGCCCCCAGTCGATGTTTATCACATCACTTGTGCTCAGATATTTTGTCAGCTGAAGCTCTCCTGTGGCGCTTTTGTATGTTCCCTGTGGCTCTTTGCCGTAGACGCTCATGCTGTTGTACGACACAGGCATTTCACGCCCCGAAAGCGTAATTATTGCCGAATGCGTATCGTTACCCGTCATGGCAGCTGTTGCCGTTATGCTGAGCATAGCCGGCACTTTATCCTCCGTCTGCGCTGTGAAATTTACCGACTGCGTTTTTCCCGCAGCTGCCGACAATTCCACATCTGCCGCTTTTACACGCCAGAACGGAACGTATGACAGTATCGATATTTTCGCTGTGCACAGCACACCTGCCTGCCGTTCTACCGCAGAAAGCTCACTGACAACGCCCTCAATCTGATATGTCTTGCCGGCGCTGTTCGTGTATTTCAGCGTACCTTCAACACCGGCGGGAAAGTACCGCAGGAGCTTTCTGCGAAGTTCGTACATTGTAGCCGGCTTTCCGTTGCGAGGAAGCAGAGCAATTTCTGCGGTGATAGTACGGACATTTGCTTTTGCGCCGTAAAATCCCGCACCGTCAAAGCCTACACGCTCGGAGCTGTCGTGCTTATATCCGAGAGCATTTCCCTCAAAGCTAAGCAGGTGGAGCGGTATGTATCCGTCTGCGTCGGATGATGTATTAACATCATCGATAGTCACCGCCGTGCCGAGAACGGTTGAAAATGTGATTTTCTCCATACTTTTCTCCTATCTGATTACAATATCGTCCATCAGTGCGTCCTTGACCGCCTTTGTTATCTGAGCCATTGTCAGAGCCGTACCGATAAGATTGACATTCGCTGTGTTATTCCGTGTGTTGTCGTTATTGACTATGCTTTCAACGGTTTTTGAGCCATCGGCCATAGCCGACATTATCTGCTGTACGGTTTTCAGGCTCTCATTGATTGCGCTGATCTGATTGTTGTAGCTTTTCTGCTCGCTTTCATACTTTGCGTTTGCGGCATTTTTGCGCTCCTGTGCATTTCTCTGCCATTCCTTTTCCGCCTTATCATCGTACAATCCCTGTAACTTTTTCTCCATCTGCTCACGGGAGAATTCGTCAAGCTGGCTGTATTTAAGCTGTGCTTTAACTTCGTTTATCTGCTTTTCAAGATCGTTGTCCTCATTCAGACGCTTGCGGGCTTCGATTTCATCGTCAATCGCTTTTATCGTAGCATCACGAAGCTCTTTCTTTGCTTCAAGTTCACGCTTTATGAGGGCGATTTTTTTATCTGCTTCGGTCTTATATGCCTCAGATGCCTTTTTGAATTCATTATCGGAACTGCTTGATGATGAAGAACTGCCCGAACCGCTGAAACTGCCTGCTTCCATATAGTTATCGAAGTTATCATACATTGCCTTCAGTGCATCACGCTTGAGCCTTAGATCCTTTTTTGCTTCCCATTCCTGCTGATCGTAGTATGAGTTAATATTTGGTGTGTCGGACGTGCCGATTGTTGCATCGTACTCTGCTATCTGTGAAGCAAGCTTTGCCTTTGCAAGCTCTTTGTACGCTTCTGTGTTCAGCTTTATTTTGCCTGTTTCGTTGTCAAGGCTGACACACTGCGTATACCCTGCGTCTATTAGCTTCAGCATAGTGTCATAGGATATATTGCCGTTCTTCCCCTGCTCTGCGTAGGCGGAAGCCAGCTCGTTAAGATTCTTAATGAGTGTTGATGTGCTGTCGGCAAGTTCTTCGGTGGTTTTTATGTTGTTGTTTTTGGTCTCGGTGTTTTCTTCGGTTTTCTTTGATGATTTTTTAATTGAATCAGTTAATTCATCAACAGAAATTTTGGCTTTTTCTATTTTCTGTGCTTCATCTTCATACTTAATCCATAAATTGTTGTAATTTTTATAGGCTTCCGTTGCTTCAAGATTTGCTTCTTTAAGCCTTGTTACAACATCTTTATAATAATCGGCTCGCTGACGAGCGGTTCCAGTTACTTGATCGTACAAATTAGCATCGCCAAAAAGCGGATAGGTTTTATATGCTCCTCTGCCCGTACCTTCGTGATCTTTATGTGTGGCAATTGTTATTTTGCTCACGGCACTCATATCCTCGTCAGAATCTACACTGTGAACATCATCATAGTTTCGATTTGCGTCAGAGGACGCTAATTCATCGTAATATGATTGTGCTTTTGCTAATGCTAACTCTTTTTCCTGCCTTGTTGCTTCTTGCAGTTTTTCGATATTATCCTCATATTTTCCGTTTACGAGATCAAGCTTTTCAGCTGTAGTGCTGTACGTATCATTCAGCTGTTTCTGTAATGACTGGAGTTCCTCTGTTTTCTCTGCCGCTGTGCCTGTGCTATTACTAATGATCTTATAACGTTCAAGTACATCGGATAGTTCATCTGCCTTGTCTTTCGCTCCGTTTGCCGAATCTTTCAATTCATCTATTGACTTTTTTGCATCATCCGATGCGGAAGTGAACGCAATTGTGTCAACCACTAATGTAGCTAACAACGAAGCCATAAACACATACGGATTAGCCGCACCGACAGCGTTAAATGTTGCCTGTGCCGCTCTTGCCGCCTTTGTAGCTTTCGTAAAGTGCTGTATTGACGCTACCGTCGCACTTATGACATTACCTATTCCTATAGCGACCTTAAACGTACCGAGAGCCACAGCTCCCGCAAGAATTACCTCTTTGAACTGGAAACCTACAGATATAGCCTGCTTCATAAAAGCAACAAGATTTTTAAGCAATACACCTAAATTCTGTGCCCACTCGTCAAGCGTTCCGTCCTGCTCCCATTCTGCCAGCTGGTCGCTGACATCTTGCAATACCGACTTTACTTCTCCGAAAGCGCCCTCGCCCATTTTACGCATAAATTCGGACAGATTATCCAGCAAGGTACTGAGCATACCATGCATAGTCTGTGACTGCTTTTCCATCATTCCCGCAAACTTTCCGTTGCCTGTTGTAAGCCCAGTTATAGCATTGTTCAGATCGTCTATGCCGACCTTGCCTGCGGAAACCATCTTGGAAAATTCTTCACCTGTCACGCCTATGCTTTCGGCAAGTGCTGTCTGAAGCGGTACACCTGCCTCCGTCATCTGCATAAGTTCTTCGCCTGTAACCTTGCCCTTTGCAAGCATCTGACCGTAGGCAAGCGTTATTCTGTCCATTTTTTCGGCATTACCGCGTGCGAGATCTCCGAGCTTTGTCATAGTATCGATAAGATTGCTTTCGTCCACGCCATAGCTCATCAGAAGCGAACCGCCGGAGATTACGTTTTCAAGCGTAAGCGGCGTTTTTGCGGCAAAGTCCCGCATTTTCTCTATCATTGCTGATGCTTTTGATGCAGAACCGAGCATAACTTCAAGCGAGGTTGTATACTGCTCCATTTCGTCATTCGAGCCTATCAGCAGTTCACAAAGCTTTTTACCGCCGTAAGCCGCAATAAAGCCGGTTATCAGCGTTTTCATCTTTTTCATCTCATCGGAAACACCGGAAACGCCTGCTTTTTGCTTCTTTAATTCGCTCGTGGTTTCTTTCAGTTCGGTTTTCAAGTCAATCTGCTCAGCTTTAAGTTGTGCGGCTCTGGTTCGAGCCTTGTCAATCTCCTTTTCAAGCTTCGACATCCGGGCTTTCTGTTCTTCTGTAGCTGTGCCGTTTTCTTTTTCGGCTGTTTTCAGCTGATCAAGCTCTTTTTCGTATTCCTTAGCTTTTTTGTTTGTGTCTGCAATGGCTTGCTTGTTGAGTTCAAGGGCTTTGTTAAGTTCGGTTATCTGTGCTTTTATTTCCTGTACGCCCTTAGAAAATTTCGTACTGTTCGCTCCGAAATTCGCAGTAAGTTCCTGTGCCATTATTTTTTACCTCCCTTTTCCCACAGTTCTTCTATTTCATCACGGAAGCGGTTTTCCGCAAGCTCCGTGATAGCTTTTTTCTTTGATATAAGTGCCGCTCTGATGTGCGAGTATGACTGCACAGCGCCTATTTTTCTGCCGAGCTTATCCCTGCCGCCTTTTTTACGGCTCTTTTTACCCGGTCTGCCAAACTCGATAATTACGCTTTCAGGATGCGCTTTAATTGTAGCTGTGTCATACCCGGCCTTAACCTTGTACAGCTTGCCTGTTTTTGTTATCTGCTTTGACAACAGACCGCTGAGCTTTGTCGGAGATCCGTCTTTATTCGACCTGCCCTGCAGCATTCGCCGTTCTTCGTCTATCAGTTCATCGCCGACTTCTTCAAGAATTTCGGGGATGATTTTGTTGTTCAGCTTGCTATCCATTTCGTTTACTACTTGAATGAGGTCTTTAAGGTCCATTCCGGATAAATCAAGAGTAAATAAATCATCGGACATTTTATCGCTCCTTTCAGAAATTTGGGTATAAAAAATCCACCCCTTTCGGAGTGGATGATTTATTCGGTTTTGGGTAATTTATCGCACATTTATAAGCATTCTACTTTATCATCGCCTTCGGACGATTTTGCGCTTGCCCAACATCTGCCTAATGTCAACGCATTATGTATAGTAGCCGCAAGGGTAACTCCTTTACGAGTGTAGCCCATCAAGTTCCAGCAAAAATCATAAGATTTGCTCTCTATGCTGTCAAAATAAACAAATTTGCACGAGTTATTCTCTTTGTATGCATCAACCGCACTGATTATGTTTTTCCCAAAAAGTTCAATCATAGTTTTGCGTGGAATAACATCATCGCCCGTCATATTGATGCTGTACTTATCAAACAATTCATCAATATCACAAGTGGTAAGTGCTTTTTTTCTCACGATACTCAGGGAACGGATTTTTCGGCTTTAGCGGCACTATCTCAAAGCAACCGGGCAACGCTATATGCTCACCAAGCATTTTTATTATCTTAGTAAAACCGCTTTTAGTAACAATAAAAAGCTGCGCCGACATTTTGGGAACGCTCGGATTCTCTGTTTTAAATGCTCTGAGTTCACCGTCTTTTAAAAGAAAGTAGTCCTTGTCTTTTATCGTCTGATGTATACAGCTGTTTATCACATAACGTTCTTTATGCGTGAAATAACTCATATCCGCAGATGTCAGCACCGGCTCTCCCCTGTATGTCTTGTCGTAATAGTGATACTCTGCTGTTTCAAGCGTCAACTGCTCTGTGTCGGGCTGTTTAACATTTCCGTGTACAGCTTTCGGTACAACGTCCTCAAACACCCACTTTTCAAATGCCATAGCAGACGGCAGCTTGCTGTGGCAGATAAGACGGTAAACGTCAGCTTCGGGAATGAAACTGACCTCTAACTGCTTACTTGGGGACTGTGGGTGAGGTATGTCACGTTTCGTTACACACCGGCAATGGTCGATTATTGCCTTTCTTGAATTGGAATATCCAAGTGCTTTTGCAACGTCAGATGCACAGTACACAACTGAGCCTTTTTCTTCAACACATCTTACAGAACCGAACTCTGTACTCGTTTTAGTGACTACTTTGTTATTCATAACATATCCTTTCGTTTGACACTTCCCGAAAAATATGCTATAATATATCTGCAATCTCTTTCGGGAGAATTGTTTTAAATGCTCGCTCGTCGTTCCAAGAAGAAGCGGGCATTTTCCTATTTAAGACCTTTTCTGATAAGTTGCTTTAGCTGTGTTGCAATGGGTTTATTTTCGTCTATCGCCGATAAAATATCACCATCTGTCCTTTTATTTAGCTTAATCACAACTCTGCGCACATTTTCAGCTTCATACTTTTCCTGTGCGGCGTATTTTGATTTCTTGCCGTTTTCGCTTATTTTAATCACACCCTTTCTTGACAGAAAGGAGCAAGCCGTGATATAATAATATAAGCAAGGCGGCGGCAAGTCCGCCGAGCTTATAGGATTTTGTGGAAGTTCTGCTTTACTTAAGCAGAGCTTCTATTTTTTTAAGTGCTTCGTCTTTGTCTTTGCTGTCTTTGATTATCTGGATTATCGCTTTAATCACAAGTCTTACAGTATCGTTCATTTCGTCCATTTGTTTCTCCTTTCTCGGCTTGCCCCGTTATTAGTGGCTTTCTATTTCCACTGTCATTATTATATCATAGGGTAACCCTATTGTCAAGAGGTTTTTAAAATTTTTTTTGCATAAGAAAAGCACACCCTCTCAGATGTGCTTTTACTATTGTTTTATTGTGGTAGCTCACTGCTGCGGGCGGTTTTAAATAAAAGCAATTCAAGCGGATACGCTATTAGCAATTTTAACCACTGCTTCGGGTGTCTTCTTATTTGAATCGTACTTTTTCTTCAACGCTTCTTCCATTTCTCTGATTTCCTTTTCATCTTTTGTATCAAGACTTCCAAAATAATTCTTTTTCATAAGAACACCTCCTAAAAACTTTCAATACCGACTTTTGAAGAAACCTTCAAAAACTCTTTTACAATAGCTTTATCTACATCTTCGTTATAAGTTGTGTAGCAATTCCTTATATTGCTGATACATTCATACGCCTTTGAGAAATCATATTTTTCTGTTTTATAAAGTATATGTACATTTCCCGAATTTGATACAACCGAAATACCGCCTATGCTATCATGCATAATGAAAACGCCTAAGTCCGAATACGAAAAATCTTGTGTACTCGGATGATTATGTGCTAAAAACAGTTCTCTTTGTTTTGCGTGTGCGTGCATAGATACCGCATTTGGATTTTCAAACACATTTACTTTGTGCTCGCTACCTAATTTATCGGCAATTGCTCCAGTGTTTAAATCAAACAACATAGCGACTTCATCACTGTTATTTACAATTTGAGATTTACGAAGAAGTGCCTTATGATTTTCATAAATCAAGTTGTTCTGTTCTGCGCTTAAATAAGGAATATTGCTTTTGGGAATTTTCTCAATTGCAATATCTGTAACCAATATCTTATGGTCACGCTTTTTAGCTTGCTCCAACTCTCCCACTCCTTCTGCTTTTATTATACCACTTTTCCCGCCGTTGTCAACCCCGCTACCGCTTGTAAACCTACCCGTGTGCGGGTCGTGATTGTGGTTGTATCTTTCTTCCGTGTCACTGCTCATGTACTTGCTTATGTAATTATCATCGCTGAGCAGTTCGTATAATGCTTCAAGACACCTGCGTTGCATATCCGCAAGGAACGGGTCGTAAGTATGGCTGTTGCACAGCTGAAGCAGTTCTATATATCCGTCTATTGCTGTCATTGTATGCTTCTCCTTAATACTGCACAAACACGCCGCAATCACCGTTGAGTATCTCCTGCTGAAGCAGATACACCGCATTTATCAGCGATACCACCATATCGACCTTACCTGCAGAACGCTTTTTATTGACGTATTTATTTAAATTCGTGTCCTCTGTGCATCTTGCATTGCTGAAATTTATTTCAAGCAATTCGTTCTTTGCAAACACTATATTTCCCGTGAGTATCTGTTCCTTGAGCCACTTTGTCGGGGCGTGGAGTACGCTTGAATGCTGTCGTATCTCTACGCACTCTATCGGATCATCTGCGCTTTCAAGCTTCTGCACCGTTGACAGCGCATTCCAGCGGTCAAAGCCGAGTTGAGCAATAATAACACCGTACTTTTCTTTCAGCGTCAGTATGTAATTCTCAACAAAGCCGTAATCTATGATGTAATCGCCGCACGCAAAGCAATCACCGTTTGCAATATGCGTCTTGTAATTAACGTGCTCCTTTACCGATTTTTCCTCCACCTTTTCCGCTGGAACAAACGCTACTGATTTAACATATATCCTGCCCTCGTGATAGCATATCATAGCGAGCGCCGTATTATCCTCTGTCTGAGAGAGGTCGAGTCCGAGATAGACTATCTTACCCCGCCAGAACTCGTCAGGCAATTTCTCAGAGCAGTTTTGAACGGATATAAGGTCAACATAGCCTTCACTGCCTACGCCCTTGTACTGAATATTACAGTGCTTGCAGAGAAAGTTCTCACGTTTGTTTTCATACAACACGGCAAGTTGACGGTTGTCTTTCAGTTCCGAGAACAGATCTGCATTATCGACAGCTACAGGGTTCGACTGATACAGCACGCTGTCGTTCGTCTTCCAGTCGGGTACAAGCTCAATATCAGGCTCGTAAAGCAATGCAAAATATTTCTTGCCGGAGCTGTACACCCCGTCAAGCTGTTTCTTGGCTATGTCGATTTCGTCCTTTAATCCGTTATCATCATTCGGGTACTGTGTGGAAATAAGTATTCCGAGCTTGCTCTTAAGCGTAATCTGCGAGGAACGCATTGCTTCAACCGGATAGCCGTCCATAGCCCCGACTTCATCGGCAAGGAACAGATGCGCCAGCTTACCGTCCAGCTTATCCTTACTGTACGCAAGCGGAGTATACTCCGTATCACACATCAGACAGCGTATCTCAGACCGCATAACCTTGAAATGCTTTTCAAGCAGCGGAGAGGATTTTATAATTTTCTTGATAGCAACCTTAAGTTCGCTCGACAGCTTTAAATCAGGAGCTACAGAGAACAGACGGGAAAAGCGTGGCAGCGTCAGCATACCGATGATGAATATTACCGCCGCTGTGAACGTCTTGTAGTTCTTTCGGGCGATTTCGAGCAGTCCCGTGCTGTAATACAGCTTCCCGTCTGTTTTCGTGCAAAGCACCGCATAGATAAAAAGCAGGCTGTAATCTTCAAGTGATGAGTACATATCACGGCCTAAGTCCGGGTGCTGTATGGCTTTGAGCAATGCGGTTATCTTGTTCCATTCCTGAACATCTACATAACCGTCATCGACAGCTTTAAGCCATTCGGCGCACTGTTTTCTGACGTATCTTCCGACCTTACCGGAGCTGTCCTGCGATGCCCACACGGCGTATTTGTATGCACGGCTGTCTTTAATCGTCATACTGTACAAACCTCTCTGTTGGGGCTTTGTACCCCATAAATGTTGCGTAGTCGTTCCATCTGTCCGTTATTTCATACAGCGTGGAATATGTGAATTCTTCCTCCGTCCGTCCCATAATATCTATAAACAGACTGCGGAGCTTCTTGAAGTCGGGCTTTTCTTCTGTCGGCTTACTTCCCACTATCGGCGCAGGAAGTGCGGCGGTCGTAGCGGCAAGCACCTTGTCCTGCAGGTATTCCTGCGACAGTTCTTTTATCATATATGCCACTATCTCGGAACGCTTTACAGGGTCGGCTCCCAGTTCATCAAAGCAACATCTGAGCCCTGCTCTGATGTAGTCAAGCGGCAGAGGGAATGTCAGTTCAAACGGGCTGATGCCCTTTTCTTCCGCTTCTATAAACGCTTTTATGTCATATCGCAGATATAAAGTATCTGTGATGTAAATTTTCTTGTTTAAAAGTTCTGTGAACATCGCATTTTCTCCTATAATTCCTAAAAATGACTATTGACATTTTGGCTGTATAGTGCTATACTATTGATAGTAGATGTAATGTCTATGAAAAGAGGTGGTTCTCTGCTATTTGGGCGGGGGGTTACCTCTTTTGTTTATATCTAATGATTTGTACGTCACTGTCAGATTTCACAATCATTATATCTACATTTATATCTCTGTGCCATTTCATTCGCTTTTCAATAACGTTGAGCAACGTTTTTTTTCTTCAACACTAAACTTTCTGCAGTCAAGCATTACTCCTCCGGGGTTGTCGAATATTTGGTTAACACCTTTCCTTAATGCACTGTTAGCGGCTTTTTCATTTGAGATTGTTTTTAAATCCCACAGTTTATTGTTCCAGATATAATCAGGCATTTTAACGCCGTCTTCTTTTGATTCGCTTAACAAATGAATATCTCCGCCAAATTCATTATGTAACCACTGTGCGAAATCAATTTCTTCCTTATGTGTCCGAAGATTATACCCAACATCGTATGTCAGCGAGCCCTCTCCCGGAGTGGCTCTATTTTTATATTCCTCTGTAACATCAATATACTGCTTTCCGAATGTAAAACGACCTGTTACAGGGTCGTGGTTTTCATTATGCCTTAGCAGTATTCCTATCGCTTCAAGGCACCTCAGCTCCATATCGACAAGAAACGGGTCATAACTGTCGCTGTGGCATAATTCAAACAGTTCTATGTATCTTAATATCAGCTCCATTTTTCACCTGTAGATAATTTTCGGGGCGGGAAATCGCCCCGTCATATCTGTACTTTTTTTTACGCTTCAGCTACAATAACGCCTGATGCAGTCGCAAACCATGCGTCAATGCTCGCCTTGTCTGTAACGGGATCAAGTCCCTTTACGCAGTACATATCAACGCCTGTGTTGATAAGCGCCTTGTAGTTTGCCTGCAGTGCAAGGCTATTGAATGTTACGCCGTTCTCATCAGTCGTCTGTACGTTCTCGCCCTGCGAAGTGAACTTGCACTTGGGGAACTTATACAGGTTTATCTTGCCGTCTGATGTCATAGTGCTGTAGATGCACATTACATCGGGTACAACATCGTCCTTACCGCTTTCAAGTACGCCTGTTGACGTATTTACCTTTGCGCCGAAAAGTGCCACCTCATCGGCAGTGTTGGTGTTTACGATTGTTACGTCAAGCGTACCGCCTGCCTTAGCTACATAGCTGTCAACCTCAACGCCGCTTGCATACTGCGATGCGCTGTTCATCTTAGGTGTGTACTTTGTTGTGATAAGTATGTCCTTGATCTCGGTCACGTCACCGTATGCCAGCGTATCGGCGTTATCCGTTGTCAGCGGTGCATACGCAAAACGCTTTGTGCATACAGCAGACTTGCGATCTGTACCCTGTATTACTTTTGCCATAGTTATGTCCTTTCCTCATAGAGCGTAAACTCCATGACTAAAATTTTTCTGTTGGGATAAACATCAAACTGCGACAGATCGGTAGTGCCGGTAAATACACCGCCTGCATTCTCTATCGCCGTCTGCGTTTTGTCATACAGCTCAATGTCTGCCTGCGGCGAAAATACGCTCGCAGACAACGCATACTGCCGTATATTTGCCCTGCCGGAGCTGTAGAACGTATCTCTGTACGATAAATTGTACACTGCATACTTCTCCGGTTCTTCGCCGTCCTCAAATTCGGGCATATAGCTGTAAAAATGCTCAAATACCGCCGAGAGTGCCGAATCGATCTTTTCTGTTATCATTGTCAGCCTCCTCTCGCCAGTATCAGCTTTATATGCAGGTCGCTGTCGGCCGCTCCGGTTGTTTCAACGTGATACCGCTTGCCATCAATCTGTACGACAGACTGACCGCTGTATTCACGTCTCCACATATACACCGTAAGTTCCGACTTGTACCCTGCCGTTTCGGCGGCATATTTTGCCGTTACGCCAGGCTCGGAAACCTTTGCGTATACGGTCTTTACCGCCCTGTCTGCTTTGCCCTGCGAGCCATTTTTCTGCTCGGAGGATATGAGCGTGATTTTTCTGTTAAATGTCATTCTCGTTCACTCCGTTCAGCAGATTTACGCTGTGCAGGGCGAGTATCTGAGCGGTCACGGGGTTCTGTGATGCTCTGTCGGATGAGAAGTCACGAGAAGAATACATATCGTTTATAAGCACTAAGTAAGCCACCGTGATGTCTTCGTATTCGTCTATCTGAGTATCATCAAGCCCCGTATAGCCCTTGATATAGGATTTCGCCGCTCCGGCACAGATTTCAAGCATTCCGTCCTCGTCATCGCTGACACCGCAGAATGCTTTAATCTTTGCGCTTGTTACCTCGCTTAGCTTCACTTTTCTCCTCCTTGTCTACAGGCACTATGTACCCGCAGGAGAGCAGGTCGTTCAGCACAGGACCAGCAGGGAGCTCACGCTCCTCGCCCTTTGCCATACTGACGGTGCCCGAAAAGTTGGTCGTTGCCTTTACTGTCATAGGTTATTAGCCTCCTGCCTTCTTCATTTTAAGGGCGGCTATCTTCTGAGCGTTCTCGACCTTTGCGTCAATCTCCACCCAGGCAATAACGCCGACAGCGTGCTGTGTTGCGTACTTTTCGTTGAGTATCTGGATAGACACATCTTCGGAAGTCTTAACTGCAAGACCGCTCATATCGCCGTAGTAGATAGCTGTCTTTTCGGAAGCAATAGCCGATACGCTGTTGGTTGTGTATACGGGCTTGCCGAACAGTGTATAGCCCCACTTTGCCGTTGCATCGGGATTAAGGATATATCTGCCCTCGTTGTCCTTGAGCTTTCTTATAGCGGTTCTTGTAGCCTTATTCATAATCCAGCAGGCGTTATCCTGATATACATCAGGTATTGTTTCCTGCAGGTCGATAAGCTCGTCTGCCGTGATAGCTGTCGCCGATGCAGTTGTTACCACCTGGGTAACACCTGCGGCAAGACCGTCTATCTTGCTTGCTGTGCCGTTGATAAGCTGGTTTTCGATCCACTTTGCTGCCGCAATCGAAACCTCGTTTATAACGTATGAAACGATGTCAAACTGCGAGTTGTTGATAAGGCTTCTTGAAACCTTTGAGAGCGCACCTGCAAGATAGCCCTTGAGTTCAATGCTGAGGAACTTACCCGATGTGCTTGCAAGGTCCATAAACTCTGTGGCATACGCCATTGAGATAGCCTGCGTTCCTTCGTCGTAGTAGGGAATCGAGAGAGTACCTGCAAGCGTGTATCTTGTCGCCATCTGATAGATAGGGCAGATGTCGATAACCTTACGGATTATCTTGTTTGCGATAGTTGCAGGAATAACTGCGCCGTTATCGCCCTTTGTCAGATTGACATCTTCTCTTGTTTCGACTATCTGGCCTGTACGCAGATAATTCTCAAAAGCTCTTGTCTCTGCCTGCTCCTTGCCGGTTGCTGTGCCGTCAGCCTTTGCGGAGTTCAGATTAAGAGCGTTCTGCTCCTCGATTGAGCGGATTGTCTTGTTCAGTGCTTCGACTTCCGCCTTCTTAGCGTCATAGTCTGTCTGCTCCTCTGTTGTCATCGCTCTTGTTTCTGCTGTAGCCTTATCGCAGAGTGACTTCATATCGGCGATAAGAGCATTTCTCTTTTCGATGAGTGCTTTTAAATTCATACTGTTTCCTTTCCGTCGGTGTAATCCGACATAAGCTGTAAAATTTCTATTTCCTTGCTGTAATCGGGGATAAACTCCCGGATTTCACCTGTTACCTCGACCGTATCGTTTCCGGCACTGCGCTGTTCCGTCACGGTCGTTTCTTCGCCTCTCGTTTCTATTGACGTGGCGATATATGCGGGATTGCGGTTGAGAATTGACACCTCGTGCAGTGTCAGCCCCGTAATCATTCTGCGCTGTACACCCTCGTCACACGGCTCAATGTGTGCCTGTGCTCCCGAAAAGCCGAAGCTCCACCCTGTCAGGTGCCCTGCTCTCGCCTCTGCGATTACCTCTCTGTCGGTGATGTCGGCTTCTGCGTGAAGTCCTATGCTGTCCTCACGCAGTTTAAGCGTTCCGTCTGTAGTGTCAAGCACCTTGCTGTGATTGAACCTCAGCTCGACCTTTGGATGATCTTTAAGGCTTTTTGCAAACGTACCGCTTACGATACGTTCGACAAACGGCGTTGTCATACCAGGTGCCATTGACGCAGGCAGCTGCTTGCTGTCACGCTCGACAGCGTTTACATATCCGCTGATGTGCATAAGATCAGCGGAGCGGATTTCGATTTTCATTTTTATCACTCCTTTCTGTGTTGTGGGTATAAAAATACCGCCCTTTTTAAGAGCGGTAAAATTATTAAGTTTGGTTCTGATTTGCACCGAACTTCACAAAAAACGGCTGTTTTTGCAAAGTTTGTGTTCAAGTCAAGTGCAATTGATTGCACACGGGTATAAGAAAACCGCCCTTAAAGAGCGGCTAAAAATAACAATTTCAAGTTTTTTCTTCGGCCCTTTTCGCCTTTAAATTTGGCGGAAGGTCATCAGGGGTTATAGATAAAAAATATTTAACAAAATCTTTTAATGTTGCTTCCGGACTATTTTTACCAAATGCAAGCATTTCTTTTTCTACCCCATACGGTTTAGGTGCTTCAAGCACACACAAAAAATCGCCATATGTATGATGATTTCTTCTTGTTTCTTCATCGCACGGGGAATCTACAATTTCGGGAATGCTTTCAGAAAAACGGTCTATAATATATTTCTGATATTCCGTCGTATATTTATCGTAATTAATTATTATTTTCTCCACTAATCTTCCTCCCAAGCTCTATAAATCGTGATGCCACCTTCTCCGTCGGATTCTACGAAATATCTAATTCCATTTTTGCTTACTAAATCTGTTTCACCTTTTTTTGAACCCGGATTCAAAGAATTAAACTCACTGCACACCTTGTTGTATTCTCTCTCGTCAAGTTGTATGCCTTTGTGATTTCTCTGCGGTGACGGTGCATATTTTGTTTTAGCCTGCGGCTTGTAAACCGTTGTTACCGTGCCGTCATCGTTGACCGTAACGGATTTGATCGCACCGCCGTCCTTCCTTGCAAACCGCCCTTTTTCATCATGCTTATCATTGTGTCTCTTTTCTGTTATTATATCACCCTCATCGCCGCTTTGCAAGCCTGCATCATCAATTTTAGCGTGGCTGTCGGTGTTCGGTGTGTATATCTGCTTTGTTTTCGGATCATAAAGCACATCGTTAAGCCCGAGCTTGATAAAGTCAAGTCCGAGCGGCGCAAGGTTTTCCTTGAAGCGTATTTCGTCCGGCTGTAAGAAGTTTGCTGCAAGACCTATCTGATACGCCTGATAGCGTGTCAGAATATCAGCCTTGAGCAGTTCAGAAGTATCTATGACAAAATACTTACTATGCTTTTCTTTCTCAAGCAATAACGCCCTGTTAAGCGCCATTTCAAGCGCAGAAACAACAGGCAGTACGGCTGTCCTTATGCTGTTGATATACGTTCTGTCATCGGCTCTGCCCGACAGCACATCGGGAGATAAGCCAAATAGCATTGCTATCTGCTCTGCATTTGTCACCTTGTTCTGATTTAACTGCATCTCAACGGCGGTGGAGCTGCTTTCCTTGAAGTCGAGCCCGTTCTGCAGTATCATCATACCGTCACCGTTGTTGCTATAAAGCTTTCTCCATGCTTCCCGTATAGCCTGCATCGCTGGCTCGTCTACTCTGTGCTCTGTGCGCAGAAAGCCCTTCTTGTTACCGCCTCTGCGGCTCATCGACTTTTCAAGCTGTAACAGCATATAGCTTGATGTCAAGAGCGTGGGATTCTCGGCAAGTATGCTTACTCCCTTTCCTCCGTCAACGCTGTTGCGACTGAGAATGACGAAATCCCACGGGTTGTACACTCTGCCGTCAACGAGCATACGGAGCGTCTTATAGATAGCGTCGGAATTTTTCTCAACACTTACAGCACTGTCACGGACGTATCGGAGAGTTGAAACCTCATTTCCGCTCCGCTCTATGTGCATATATCCAGTTCCATCAAGGAGCATATCACGGATAACCGCACGCTTTATTTCTGTCGGGTTCAGAGTATCGCCCGATTCTTCGTTCAGCAGATACAGGCGGTTATCCTCTGTGATTTCCGCTGCTGTCTGAACTTCATCGTTGCTGTTATACAGCCTTATCGGCAGGCTTGCTATTGTGCCGGCTATAAAATTAACAGCCGCTGAAACCGCAGGGATCTCAAGCGCCTGTTCTCTCGTTATATTGCTTATCTGCTTTAGTCCGAAAGTTACTTCAATATCAGTGCCTTCAGTGTCACGTCTGAATATCTTATCAAACAGCCCCATTATTCTCACCTCCCTGTAATATCTTCATCAAAGCGTCATCTTCGGGCTTTTCCACCTGCTTCGGTATTGCTCTGATAGCGGAAAGCACCGTCCAGCCGTTTTCCTTTTCAATGTCGCTCATCATTTTTCTTTTCGTCATGATTTTGTCGTCGCATTTCATCGACTGTGTGATAAGGCTTGTGTATGCCTTTGTAAACTTGATTATTTCACCGCTGTCAAGCTCTTCCTTGTCCTGCTGTTCTTCAAATGCGGCGTTCAATTTATCGGCGGTCTGCCGTATTACAAGCATATCCGTTTTCACTTGCTCGATTTCCGATACAAGCTCACAATAACGGTTTATCCCTGCCGAATAAAGTGCGTCGTCTTTTCCGACAACTTTAAGCAGCTTCTGGATACGCTGAAATTCTTTATGTGCCGTTTCGTTTTCTCGCACCTGCTTAAACTCTGTCAGCTTCTTTCCGGTAAGCTGTCCCAGCTCCGCATTTTTACGGCTTTCCTTTTCTTTCTTTGTTCTGTGCCCTGCACAGTTATCTATTGTTTTTGCTCCTCTGGGCATATACTCACTCCTCTCAAAGTCATATCGGGAATATATTGTGTAAAGAGGTGGCGGTCAGATGTCAGACCGGGACCCCTCAAAAATCGCAAGGGTAGGGGGGTACACTATATATTGTGGTGTATAGTATCGTACCACTATATGTTGTGGTGTGAAAAATCGACGGTACAAGTCATAGTTGCCAGTTCATGCCTGCTGATACGCCCACGTTCCGCCGCCTCGTGATGATAGCGGCACAGCGTTATAAGGTTATCGTTATCAAGCCTGCGGTCATAATCGACCTTTAGCGGTACGATATGATGCACAGACAGGTCCGTGCTGTTGATAACGCCTGCCGACAGACACACCCTGCAGCAATGACCGTCACGCTCAAGTATTTCATCGGCTTTTCTGCGCCATATCTTGCGGTTACGAAACCTGTCGACTTCGCTGTCCCGTATCTTCTGTGTGTATTTTATCCCGGCTGTGCATTCTCCGGGCTTGTGGATCTTGCCACATCTTGAACATGCTTTTAACATAAATTTAAGATATAAGAAAAGCACCCTTTGCAGAGTGCTTGAAGTATTCGTCACCGTCCGCACGAAAGAATCAGAAGAGCGGACGGCTCGACTAAGAAAAAGGAGGTCCAATGGATACTCTTGTACGCATAATTGATAGAAAAGGTGACCTGGCGGCTTATTAGCCGCTCCTCGGTCACTACGCTTTCGCTTCTTTTCTATCGTAATCATATCACACTCTTTATGTGTATTTCAATGGTCAATTATTTTACTTACTTCCGAGAGTGCCCGCCCGTGTAATCTATACAACCATCTAAGTTCTATGTTCTGCATAACAGCTATCTGTTCCCAACGGTTACAGTTTATGTACCGTGCTATTAGTATCAGCTTTAATCGCTCGTCAGCCACTGCCGATATAGTATGCTCTATCTCAGCCTTGACACGGATAAGCTCGTCTATCTCTGCGTTTATCTCTTGCTCCAGTGTTGCAATTTTTGCAACAGCCATACCCACTTTGTCTGATACCCCGCTACTGTGTCCACCACCCGATGACGGCGATATGTTGGTAGCAAGCTCCCGAAGCTGTCGCTGCTGATCTATCTTTTGATTTATGCGTATGTTGATAAGGTGATAGCGTGATAGGTATTCTTTAGCGGTCATTGGGGTGCTCCTTTTCCAGCACTGCCTCATCGCAAAAATCTTTTGCAGGACAGGATTTGCAGCATTCTGCTATCGGCTCTTCACAGTAAAATCCGCATTCTTTCACCAATGCAATTCTGTCTTTCGGATCTGACCAGTCCATTTCTGTTTTTCCCTCAGCGTAATACTTGTCCATTTCAGGTGCTCGGCTGACTTCAATATCACAGAAATTTGCGCCTTCACAGCGACTTGTGCATAATGCGAGCGCTTTTGCTTTACCTCGTGTTTCGGCGTAAACAACTGCAGAAGCTGTTTCATATTTTTCATTTACAATCCAGGCTTTCATGTTTCCTCCTTAGGCGCTTCTGGAAGCGGCATCCAATGAGTAACCCGTGCACACCCTCTATGGATAAAATGATCGATAGACCAATATCCTTTATCGATGTTTCGTATTCCTTTTTGTGACACAGTGCATACTAACACCTCATCCTGATCCGGCGGAAGCTTGTCCTCACACTTTATCCACTTCGGTATTACTTGCCCACAAAACAAGCAGGTTTCGGTTGCGGGTCTGCGTTTACTACTCGTTACCTGCTTACTTATCGGCGGTTTAGGAAACGGCATCCAAGCAATGACAACTTCACGACCGTTAAATCTTCCATCTTTGCAAAACCCTTTTTTCTGCTTAAATTTTTCGGCCATTTCAATAGCATATAAGTCTTGCTCTACACTGATTCTGCCTGTTTTTGTGTCAAGGATGGCGATGTGATTCCACGACTGTTTTTCAGGAAGTCTATCTTCCACGCTTATCCATTCACTCATATTTTTCCTCCTTCAATTATTTCTTTCTTGATCATAGCAAGATATTTATCAACGATTCCTTCCCATTCCGCAGACGTCTTGTCGATTCCTGCTTCTTTTGCAAATTCATTAACTATCGGCTTTATGCAGTTCAGAAAAATATAAAACCGTACTACGCTTCCAAATTTTATATTTTCTTGTATCTGCGCATCTAAAGATCCTTTCGGAAGCGTTATCAGCATATTTACTTCGTTTTCGGTCAAAAACTGATCAATAATTTTACCAAGCGCTTCGATGTTCAGCTTATCAAACATTTCCATCTTCTACACCTCCATAATCCGTATACCTGCGATGTACGCAAGATCTATATTTCTGCTCTCTGCTATCTGTAACAGCTTCGCAATACCTGTATCCATATCAAGATACCCTCTTGCTTTGCTTACGCCTATACAGCCTGCATAATCATCAAATACCTGCATAGCCTCGTCTGTTGTATCAAACAGCTTCTTCAAACGGCCATTACCGAAACCGAATGCTTCGTTAGCGGCAATGGCAATGCAGATACGATATAATGCAAATAACTCCTGCATTTCGCCGTGCTTGATTGCGTCTTCAAGGCTTGCCTTGCTTGTAAGGCTGCTTCCTGCAATATGTGATTTTATTTTCTGAGTACCCCCATTCCGCACGAATACTTATCATCCGTGACTTCCGCCTTTCGTATACAATGCTGTGTTTTCGTGCTGTGATATTTACAATATCCGCACTTTACCTCGTTGTCAAGGTCGTAGCCGTCGCTGAATGTCTGCTTTTCCGCCGGGCTGTCAAGCTCGATAAGAAACATCAGATTGCAAGCACAATGCCATAAATGCGGCATACCGCTTTCGGTATCATTGATTTCTCCCTTACGGTACGCTTCAAAGTGTCGCATAGCCGCCGCTATATAACGCTGCTTCTCGACTTTCTTCCACGACTGTTCATCGGTATACTTCTTGACACCGTAAGTCCTTATTTTGCCTATTGCTTCAATAAGGCTTGGCTCTACCAAGTCAAGCCTTATCTTTTCTCCGTCAAACTTATTCTCGTCACCTATCATCCTTAAGTGCCTCTCTTCCGTCGTATATTTTAGCCATTCTCTTGCACAGCTCACAGCCGTGTTTGTTTACCTCGCATAACAACTCGCCTATTGCTTTGCCACGCTTAGCGTTGTTTCTGTACGCTTTTTCGTACAACTGGTACTTGTCAAACTGTTTTACGGCATTCTTACGTTCTTGCGTGCCTTGTTCCTTTGATATTTCGCCCTCACGGTATGCAGCATAAGTTAGGCGCATTGTCTTATATAACAAGCCTTCTGTAAGCGTTGCATTGTCCGGAAGCGGCGTATTGTGCCTTGCAAGCTCTATTACCTCATTTGCTGTCATCTATCAGTTTTAGCGCCTCCGCCGCCGATCTTGCTACCCCTGCGATAGCTCCGTAGCTTCTCATTGTTTTCAAAAACTGCTCCTGCTGAGGTCTTACTTTTCCTGTCGCCGTTTTTACTTCGATAAATACCGCTTTGCAATCGGATTTTCGGTAGCCGAACAGATCCGAAAATCCTTTAGGAAGTCCTGTTGACACCGTTCTTCCGTCTGCCGTACTGAACACTCCGACATTTGCACGGAAAATAACGCATTTTTCGCTTAGCGCAAGGCGTATGCTGTTCTGTATATCAATTTCTTTTATCTTAGCCACCCCCATTCTTTGGCTTTAACATACGCATAGCCGGGCTTATAACCTTTGATTTTTGCGTATGCGTATAGTTCCTGTATACTCCTGCACTGAGTAACGTCCTGATACTTACTTGTAATCATGATCAGCTTTGCTTCCTGCTGTTCTTTGATTTCACGCTCCGTCTTCTCGTAAACGTGTCCGCAGTTCGGGCAGACATCGGCAGGCTTATGAGTATAATAACATTCAGGACATTGCTTTATCTTAATTTCCGCTTGCGCTTGCTTCTTTGCCGGAGCTTTAGGTTCAAGCGTCCAGTGCCGCTGTGCGTCCGGTAGTCCGTGTCTGTGTACGTTTCCGACATGGTCTATGATGATAGCTGTCTTACCCGGCTGATACCGCATACAGCGCATAGACTGCTGTATATACAGAGTTAATGATTTTGTAGGTCTGAGAAGTATAGACACTGAGCAGTCTGGAACATCAAAGCCCTCAGATATAAGATCAACGTTACAGAGTATCTTAATCTTGCCTGTCCTGAAGTCTGATATTACCTGTGCGCGTTCTGCTTTCGGCGTACTGCCGTCAATATGCCGTGCCGGTATTCCTGCGTCGCAAAACTGCTGTGCCATTGCTGTACTGTGCCTTATCGTTGCACAGTAGCATACCGCTTTACCGCCGTCTGATAACTGCTTGTAAAACTTTATGACATCACCGTATATCTTAGGTTTATCCATCATCAGTTCAACATCTTCTGCCGAGTAATCACCACACCGTGATGTCAATCGTGAGCAATCCGCAAGAGCAGGAGCGTAATACCGATACGGTGCAAGTCTGTTATTATCTATAAGCCACTTAGCCGTAGGACCTTCTATCAGCTTATCGTTTATCTCTCCCAGTCCACCGCCGTTAAGTCGTACCGGTGTTGCCGTAAGTCCGACACAGTACGCTTTCGGGAACGCTTCGTACACCTTGCGATATGTACTCGCAACACAATGATGATTTTCATCGGTAATTATAAGCGTTGGTTTTTCTGCGTCCTGTAAGTGCCGTGATATAGTCTGTACCATATTCACGCTGCACAGCTTCATATTCACGCCGTAATCGCTGAACGTGTTATATATCTGCTCACATAGTTCCTGCCTGTGTACCATAAAAAGCACACGGTTACAGTTGTCCGTTGTACGTTTAGCTATCTCTGACGCTATCACCGACTTACCGCCGCCGCACGGAAGAACTATACACGGTCGTTTATATCCGTCACGCCATGAACGTGAGAGGTTATCTATCAGATCGTTTTGATAGTCATATAACTGCATCATAATATTGCGACCATTTTGTCGACTATAACCGTTCTTTTTGAGTATTTCTCTATAGTGTTATCAACACAAATTTTGAAGTTTTCAGCGTCAAGAAAATTATTGCGATAGACTTTAAGCAAATTTACAATTTTCTGCAAAAACTCACCTAAAACCTTATTTTCAAATGCAATAGTGTGACCTTTTTCATTAGTTGTAAATTTAGATGACTTTTCTGAAAGCACAATCACAAGTGCCGTCATATACATCTTAGCGTCAAAATCAGTATAAACGACCGTTTTACTGTCTTTTCCGCACAGCCAGTCAAGTGATACGCCGAGAACGTCAGAAAGCACCAGAGCTTTATCAAGAGAGGGAATTTTTGTGCCTTCGCTTCTTTCATAGCTACTGATAGTTGTCGCCGATACGCCGATTGCTTGCGCAAGCTCGGATTGCTTCATATTTTTATCCGCTCTTGCTTTCTTTAAACGCTCGGAAAATATTTTTTTATCGTAATCTTTCATTCTTTACCTTCTTTCCTTATTATGCGTTACACCTGTTACACCAATGTTACACCTAAGGTGTAACCGTGTGAATCCGCTCTACAACTGCGTTTGAGTGCTACGGTTACACCGTTACACCGAAAATTAAAACTTCCTATAGGATTTTTTTATACACGCAGAATTTAAAAATTATTAAATTACTATATAGCGGTATATCCGAAAAAGGTGTAACTTGTGTAACCGTGTCCGCAAAACCGCTCACAGAGCCGATTTAGCGGTTACATAGTGATGTAACTTTAGGTGTACCCGGTGTAACTTTACAGCTCTATATCATCGTATTTATCGTCATTTTCCGCCGGCAAGGTCATATGAATACAGCGTGTGCTTAATCCGTTGACCTTCTTGTTTACCGAGTTTTTGCCCGCTTTATCAAGCTCTATGAGGCGGTTGTCACGCAGGTAAGACAGTAATGCCTGTGAGTTGTACCCTTCTTCTTCACACACCTTGCGAAACACCGGCACCGCTATATACACCGATTGCTTGTCACCAGGAAGAACTCCCCACTGGTCGATAGGCTTGTCAGGATTATATACAAAGCGTGTCGAATTTAAAGCGACAAAACTGCATATATGCTCATACGCTCTCGGATTGACGCTTACGGAAGCCTTAGTCTTCAAAAATTCAGCTACTTCTTCCGTTTTCAGTGCCGTTTCTTCCACGCCAAGCATTTCGCACATCAGCGTGTCCGCTGTGAGTATCAGAGCGGCGCTCTGTGCCTGTTTCTGCATTATGTCGTAATCGGCTATCAGCTTTTTCTGATAGCTGTCAAACAGCTCCTCAGCGTGTTCGAAGCCGTCTTTTATCAGCTTCTGCACAAACATTTTGCCAAACGCTCCATAGTTTGCTTTTACCGTGTTTGCAACGTGTCTTGGGTCGTCAAAGAATTTCTCTTTGCACTCAATCTCGATAACACGGTTCACCGAACCGCCGCCGGAGCGTACCGTTGTGATCGGTCTTTCGCCTGTTGTAATTACTGCGTTCTTCCACTTTGGCACAGCGTCAAGTCCGCCGAGCTTATTTCCTCTGCTCCTGCCTGAGCCTTCTGTCAGCATATATATCAGATTATCGAGATCTCGCTTGTCGTTGATGATCTGTAATTCGTCAAGTATGTACGGCAGATTGTTGTAAAACGCCGCCGTCTTTTCCATGCCAACAGTAGTAGCATTAAACGTCATGATATAATCGCCTATTTCGGGGTTTCCCCATACGCTCGCCGCCGTCATTGCAAGAACCGTTTTGGCACATTCCGTCTCGCCCCACAAATGAACCCAAAAGCAGTTACAGCCGAGCGGTTTTACAAGCACGGAAGCAAGCGAGGAAGCAAAAACCATTCTTGCCGCAACAGACTTCAAGCGGATATTTGTGTAAATGATCTCATACCACTTTCTGATGTCTCCGACAGTTTTCACGCTGTCGTAATGCTTCTTGTATTCTGCTTCGCCGTCAAACACTATGCTGTCGATATATGGTGCAAAATCAAGCTGATCATCGCTTTGAGTTATCCAGCCCAAACGGGTAACGCACTCGGTCTCGGGGATAAGCTCGGGATTTAACTGCTCGATTTTTGCAAAATACTTTACAAGTGCTTTTGCACTCTCCGATGTTACCGCTATACCGCTGTCGGACAGGTCGACTATCTTGTTTGCCGATGATATTGTCTTGCGGTCAACTATCAGATAGCGGAACACTCTTCCGCCTCGTGAGTAAGCTATTTTTATTTTCTCTATGCCTGTATCTATATTGCAAAGACGCATTATAGGCATTATCGGATGTGCGCATACCGTTTCGCCGTCAAGCGATACACCGGTATAGTCGCAGATATAGTTGCCGCATATCAGCTGTATCGGCTGCATCGGAAAATTTGTAGCCGTAAACGTTTCTGAAAGGTTCTTTGCGTATTTTCGGCAATAGTTGCCGAGCAAAGTCATAAAGCTACGTATTTTCAGCTTCGCCGCCTGCTCGGTCACTCTCGCCTTTGCTCGTTCAAACTCAAACGGATCGTCGATAAAAGCACAGCAGTATTCATATGGCTCTGTGCCCGTTAAGAAATCTTCCTTAGTGTAATCGCTGACAGGCTTGTAATTTTTAAACTCTTCTGTCATACGCACCCCTGTCAGAACGGATAGTCGTTGTCATCGGGTAACGGAATATCGTTTGTCGGCGGAGCGGCAACAACACTGTTTGTAACGGGATAGCCGGGTGCAACCGCATTGTCAAGGTGCTTGTCTTCAGGCACTTCAAGCCCTTCAAGAACCGCTCCGACCGAATGAAAAGCCATGCACTTGACCGACCAGCCTGTTGTGCCGTCCTGTTTTTCATACTCCTCGTTACGAAAAAGTCCGCCTATCAACTTGTTCTTGAAGTTTGCGGCGTACTTGTCGCCCCATATGAGCTTAAAACTACTGCTGTTTGATTTTTCTACGCAGGTGTGGAATGTTTTTAAACCTCTGCTTGCAAGCCCTGTCTTAGTGTCAATGACAAGCTGATTTACAATGCAGCCCCACTTCTTGTTTGCTCTTGTATCGCTGTCATAACGTTTTTTGAAGAAGCCAGGCTGCTTGTCGGTCTTGTCGGTGTCAAGATATATCTTTATCATATCATCGCCGTTTCTTGATGTCGTTTCCTCGACTTTAAGTATTCTGAGAACGTGTCCGCCCGGAGCGAGCTTCTCGTACTCACCGAACTCCTGTACTTTGTTATATCCTTTTGGTTCAAGCATTTTCTTTATCCTCCGTATTGATATTAAAATATTCTCTGATGGTGTTATCGACCATCTTAAGATCGTTGTCTATAGCGGTTTCGGGGAACATATCTATAGGCGTTTTTTCAAGTGCTGTATCGTCCTCCTTATTCGTAAGGAAAACGTATCTGCCGTTATCGTAAACGCTTCTGAGCACTACCGTACACATTCCCTCTATGCAAACCTTTTCGTCAAGCAGTTTGCCGATAGTCTTAGGCTTCATGTTGCCGTTATCATCAAAGTCGGTGTGCATCATAACGTAAACTATCTTGTCGGGCGGGAGCGCTTTTATATGCTCAAGTAGCCCCCAGAACTGATCTGCAACGCTATTGTAAAAGCTGTATATCTGATTGCCTGCTCCCGTTGACGAATGCCCTCGCATAAACTGATTAGTCATCAGATAACCTGCGTCGTCTATCACTATTGATTTAGCTTTGCATTTATACAGCCCGTTGATTATTTTGCTGTAATCGTCGGTATTTAACGTCTTAGGCGGATTCCTGAACGGTAACGGTTTGCCGATAACGTTAAACACGGCGAAGTCCTGGCAGTGCCGGAGCGATGTGCTTTTTCCGCTGCCGCTCCGTCCTACAATTAAAACCGGTATGCCCATTACTTTATCTGCAGGCTGAGTGTATCCTCAAGATGTGCGCCTGCTACCTCCTTTCCGCTTTTTATTGCTTCTTTGATAGCCGTCTTATTCGGCTCAGGCTCTTTGTAACGCAAATACTCATCGGGCAGCTCGTCTATATCGTCTATCTGCACTTCTGCACTTTTGCGGAAGGACAACTTGACACGAGGCGTTTCAAGCGGCTGACCGCCCAAAGCGTCAGAGATCAACTTGCGCAGAGAATCTATCTTTTTCTCCGCCGCCTTTTGTCTGTCGGCAAAAGCCTGTTTTTCGGCTTTCAGTGCTATTACATCTGCCTTGAGATTTTTCACCCATAAGGCGATGTTCTCAATTTTCTTCTCACGCTCAAGCTGTATCTGCTCAAACGCTTCAAGGTCTGTTATCTCACCTGTTTCTTCATCGAAAAGCGAATACAGACGGTTATCGATGTCGTATAATGTGCTCATGCTATATCCTCCGTCATCTTCTCAAATAAAAGTTGTCTTTTTGTTACCTGTCCAGTCTTTAACGACACTCATTATTAAATGCTCCGTTTTCAGCAATACCCCCGAGCACCCGAAGCGCACACGGTATTGCAAGGCTGTTTCCGCACATTTTGTAGCGATTTCCATCGCAGTCAAGTTTGTTATACCATTTAACAAGCGAAGCTTTTGTTGGCGCTCTTGTTTTTTTTCCTCTTGCCGCTTTATCAAGCAAAAATATTTGCAAAAAAAACGAAAATTCTTCTTCGGTCATATCATCAATTTTAGGGAGCTTTGTCCAATCGTCGGGATAACCTTGTAATCGCTCGCACTCAAGCGGTGTAAGGCGGCGTACAATCCATTTGATGAATTTATAGACTACAGCCGACGGTCCTTTTGCTAATAGTGTCGAATTTATGCCGCTGTCATTTACGTCAGGAGCATACAGAGCGTTTTTACCCTGATTAAAAAACGAAGCGTAGTCACAAGCATATACAACGGCGTGTTGGTCAACGGTGTTAAGCGTGAAAGAAACGCCTTCATTTATTCCGCTGCCGTTCGGCGCGTTTTTATCAGCCCTTCCGATTGATTTTCCTTGTATGCATAATACGGGCGGTTTTGCCGTAGCCGCTAACGGGTGGCAAGGGTCGTTCGGCTTCGGGTTGTTTCCGTTCTGCGGCGATGTAATTTGTGTTTCATCGAAAACGACCGTTTTACCGACAATAACCGTCGGCGTGGCGTTCGTCCCGCTCGGTGTTGACATAAGCGTCGGCGACTTTTCTTCTTCAAAACCAATGCCGCCCGCTTTTGCGCCCGCTCCACCTTTGAAGCCCACCGCATATAGTACATCTGCTTGCTTTTTACAAGTGATAGTCGGGGATAGTTCTTCGCACATTTCGACGCCGCCTGCCGTAACGCTGTTTTGACCGTTGAAGCCTTTTGCTTGCACCACAATCGCACAATAATCATTTATTCGTCCGTTATGGTCGCCTGTCATTGTAAGGACTCTTCCGTCACCGCCGTTTCCTCTTGCGTCGAAGCATTCACTACTGATATTAACGCTTCCTTCAGTTGTGGCGGCAGTTCTTTCCCGCGCCGTTCCGCGCGGCGCAAGATACCCGCGCACGCTGTCGCACTCAAATAATATTTTTTCGGCACGATCACTCCCAAAACTTCCGACAAGGTAGATGCGCTTTCTTCGCTGGGGCACTCCCCAATATTGAGCGTCAAGTTGTCGCCACGCGGCACAAATCGCCCCCCTCGAACCACTCCTGCGGTCGCCCATTTTCCACTTGAAGGCATTGGAATATCGGTCTTTGTGATTTCTTCAAGCACGGTTCTAAAATCGCGCCCATTATTACTGCTGAACGCTCCGGGGACGTTTTCCCAAATAATGAAACTCGGATATTTTCCATTTGTCGCTGACCTCATTTCGTAAATTATTCGTATCGCTTCTTTGAATAACCCGCTTCGCTCGCCATCAAGCCCAACTTGTTTTCCCGCGACGCTTAGATCCTGGCACGGCGAGCCGAAAGTAATTACATCTACGGGCGGGATTTTCGCACCGTCTATATCTGTGATACTACCCAGGTGTTCTATATCAGGAAAGCGATTTTTAGTTACTGCAATGCAAGCAGGATCTATCTCCGAAGCCCATATTGGTTTAATTCCTACTATTGTTGCGGCAAAAGGAAAACCACCGATACCATCAAACAAGCTTCCAAGTGTCATTTCGTTATTTTTTTCTTCAATATCCATTGACTTTTTCCTTTGCCAGTGTTATACTGGTCTTGCATAAATATTTGTTTTGCTCCATTCGGGGAGCTCTTTTTTTATTCTCTACCGACAACCTCATAGACCACTTTGTGTATGTTTGTCATACTGTAGCACGTTTCGCTTTGCGTATGTCCTTTTCTATGGAAGTGTGTTTCTGTCGCATCGAAAAGGTGTGCATTACAGCTTTCAAAGACAAACTCGCACCAGTTGCCATAATCTCCGTACTCAGTGCGGAAAATGTCACCTGGTTTCATCTCTGCGGCAGTCTTGATAATCGGCTTGTCATATCTAATCATCGTCGTCTTCGTCCTCCTCGCCTTCACAGTCTGTTACATTGATATTGTTTACAACGCCGGCAAGCGCCTGAACAATTGCCATTACCTCTTTATAGGAAGTAACCGTTGTGCTAACTTTAAATTTCATTTTCGCCTCCGTTTCTTGTTTATCATCTGGTCTTTGATAAAATCACCGCACACGATATTCCGTTCAAGTATCTGCGCTGCTATTAGCCCCGATACAGCCGGCGACTTCGGGTACTGCTTGATATACATATCAAACAGCCGGCCTTTTGCTTCCTCAACGTTATCTGCCTGTATATCCATACCGTAGATGCTTTTCAGTGCCCTCAGACCGTCTTCCCAACTCTGACAGAGCTTGAATTTTCGTTCAAGAATCTCGGCAAGGAAGTTCCCCGTGCCGCAGGCAGGCTCAAGAAACGTTGTGTCAACACTTACCCACATCTCTGCGGGGACGAGATCACACATATCCTTGACGATGTGTGCCGGTGTAAAAACCTCGCCGAAATCACTTACACGCTGTTTGCTTTTGATAAGCTTCTCAGTCGTCATGCACAAACACCTCCGAATGACCTGCCATAAATGCGTCAAGCAGTTCATACTTTCCTGTTGACAAATCTTTGAGCGACCATTTTCCTTTGCGCATCTCAACGAAATAGTAGTAGATACTGCTTATCTCGTTTGGATCACCTTGAAATTCCAGCGTGTCGTACTCGTATATCTTCTTGCCGTTCTTGTCTTTAAAGCCTGTAAATCCGGGTGCAAGATTCGCACCGAGCCAGTCAAAAGCCTTTATTCCCGACTGTTTCCATTCTTCAAGGAGCTTGCAACATTCTTCTTCCGTGCTATTCATCAGCACATCGTAGTTAGTCATCATCTCTGCGATCCTTTCCGCTGAGCCGTAACATTGCCAGTGTGCCCTTATACCACTCTTTGAGGAGCAGCCCCATCAGGCACCACACAGCAACGGCTATCATCGCTACGGGCAACATCTCGCCGCCAGCAGCGAGGTATCCACGCTCTTGGAAAGCCGCATTCATAAACAGCATAGCTGTTATATTGCACACAAGAGCCGTTACAATTGCCTGTACTGCTCTTGCAAGTATGTACAGGATAACTTGTTTCTTCATCATGCTTGTCCCTCCATGTAATTTCTCAGTACCGATTTCTCAACGAACCAGTATTTTCCTACCTTCTTTGCACCGGGTATCTTGCCCAGTCTGCAGTACCTTGTGACTTCGGGTATCGTGATGCCCATAAGCCCTGCAAGGTACTCCTGCGACAGCATCACGGGCAAGAAGTCCCAGTTGCGTACTTGCGTCTTAATGCTTGCCATTATGTACCTCTTTTTCCTTGCGTCTTACTACGCTGTCTTGTCCTTTGCCTTATCGCCGTATGCCATTGATATGGCAAGCAGCTGCGCCGCTGTTGCATTTATCAGTGCGGCGGCAAGCTTTTTCTCGTGTTCCGGGAGCTTCTCATAAAGCTCTGTTGCGATTTTTACATCATCATTTTTCGGCATATTTATACCTCCTTTACATTATTTTCTTGCTGTGGTATAATCACCTTGAAAGGAGGTGATTATAATGCTAGAAATCGTCTCAGGAATCCTCGGAATATTAGGTTTCCTTATTTCCGTTGTTAATCTGTACTTTTTCTTCCTTGCACGCAAAAAGAAATTGTCGATCTGCATTAAGCAATTTCGCGTGAACACGGATTACGCAGATATGCTTACTGTATACATAAGATTTGACAATCTTTCTGAAATGCCGATTTCTATTACGCAAATTCGATTGATTGTTGACGGCAAATATTATGATGTGTTTCCCTGCCCTATGATAGCGGTAGAGTGGAAATCATCTGACAACGGCAAAATTCTGCACGACTATGCCATCGCCACACACACTGATACAATCAATCTTAATCCGCTTGAAAGTGCTTACAAGTATCTTGCCTTTCAGATTCCTCGAGGTAGCGTGTCAGTTGACGAAAAATCTCTGACTTTTGAAATTTGCACCAATCGAGGTAAGAAAGTTCAAAAGTCATTCGCACTGTGTGCTGACACATTGTGCCGCTGAACTCATCAATCCTGTAAATGTTATTCACCTCACTTTCTGTTTTTCGAATACATTTTGCCCGTTTCTCAAAGATGCCTGTCGCACTGACTGCGTGTTCAGAGTTCGTGAAACATCAGCAGATGAAGAAACTATAACAGTTTGCCGACTGGTTTCTTCTGCCGCAGTAAATTCCGAACTATGCGACATAATCATCAAAGAGAAGAACTCAGAAAACGAGCGGTAAAATCCGCTAAGTAATCTTCTTCCGGCACCGTTGCTCTTTTGCGGAGTATCTTCGAGCAAAAACTCAAGATTTCTTCCGCTTCTGCAACGGTGCATTTGTTTTCAGCAAGAATATTTAGTATTACCGCCGATGTTTTAACACTTTTCTCTGTTACGGTCATGTTCTCACCTCGCTTTCTGTTGTTTTACATCTTAGTAACTTTACAAGTTACTTTGTTGGCAAAAAAAATTGAGCAAGGCTCAGATATTTGCAAAGCGTCTATTAACTTTTCCATATCATCGCTGCCAAATATGCCTTTTTTCATTTTTCTTGAAAATGTTCTTTCTGACATATCAATCAGTCTTGCCACATCAGCCTGCCTTAGCCCTTTTGCTACCCACATAGCTCTTAACTTATTTGTGTCTACCACGTTCTCACCTCCGTAACTTTTTAAGTTACTTTGATTATATCACGCATTTCGTAACTTGTCAAGACACTTTTAACACTTTTTTTAACTTTTTTGTCTTGACAAGTTACCGTATTAAGTATATAATATATACAAGGGGGGGTGACAAAAATGACTATAGGCGAAAAAATAAAACTACTTCGTGAAGAAGCTAAATTATCGCAAGGAGAACTTGCCGAAAAAGCTAACACGACCAAGCAAAACATTTATAAATACGAGAAAGGAATTATTACTAACATTCCTTCTGATAGGATTGAGCTGATTGCTAATGCACTCAGCACTACTCCTGCTTACTTAATGGGTTGGAATGATGAAGATTCATCGGACGCTCTTGTTAATGATGACGAGGAACTCACTGAATATCTCGAAGAACTAAAAACCCGTCCGGAGCTTAGGATGATATTTTCACTTACCAAAAATGCCACTAAAAAAGATGTAGAAAAAGCTGCGAAAATAATTGAAGCATTGTTGTCTGAAGGTGATGATAATTGAGAATTGAGTGTGATATTGACGGCGTTTATATTTATACAGTAGATTTACCATCTTCCGTCAACGGTGTAACTGTAGTAAAAAATGGTGATTACATTGTCTTTATAAATCAGAACAAGTGCCTTGCTAAACAAAAGTTAGCTTTAAAACATGAATTAAAACATATAAACAGAGGTCATTTGTATTCTGATATAAAATTTGTTGGAGATTGTGAAAATGAGGTGCAACAATGAATATACAGGAACTGAACGACTACACAATAGTAGACATTGAAACAACAGGCCTATCGCCGGACAAGGACGATATCATTGAAATCGGTGCTTTGCGTATTCGTGATAACATAGTCGTTGCTGAATTTTCTCAGCTCATAAAAGCGAGCAAGCCGTTGTCAAAAACTATTTCTCAGATTACCGGCATAACTGATGATATGTTAGCAGATGTAAAAGAGCTTGACGACACCCTATCTGATTTTTTGCAATTTATCAACAATGACACTGTTGTAGGACATAACATTGCATTTGACGCTAATTTTATCAGTAAAAAATGCGTTGCTTGTGGGCTTGATTTTAAAAATGATACATATGATACTTTAGCTGTGTGCAAGCAAGAATACCCCGATGTCAGCCACAAACTCGAAGATATGATAATACAGCTCGGGATAAAAGATAGCGGTGTGCATCACAGAGCTCTTGCAGACTGCTACTATACTCACAGCTTAATGACAGCATTAAAAAATCACTCCGTTCTTGTACTTGAAATAAAGCCGCCAAAACAAAGAGTGTTGAATCCTATCACAAAAGGGTTACAAACATTGCACGGCATATTGATAGGCATAACCTGCGATAACATTCTGACACAAGAAGAACTGTTAAGACTTGAAGAATGGATGAACAATAACGAACAGCTTGCAGGTAATTACCCATTCGACATTATAAATAACGCAATCTGGAAAGTAATCGAGGACGGAATAATAGAGCAATCTGAGCTCGATTATCTCCTCGAATTTTTCAAAGCACAAATCAATCCGCTTAATGCAGAAATAGGAGCCGTTGATATAGAGCTTATCAACAAGTCTATCTGTCTGACCGGTGATTTTGATTATGGGAGTAAGCAAGAAGTACAAGAAAGATTGTCTGAAATAGGTGCTACGGTAGTTAGTAGCGTTACAAGAAAGACCGACATTCTTCTTATAGGCGAAAAAGGTTCTGACAGCTGGGCTTGCGGAACTTATGGCACTAAGGCGAAGAAAGCAATTGAACTCAGAAGCAAAGGCTATCCGATTATGATACTAAAAGAAAAGGATGTGCAGTTATGATAGAGCAGGTAGCATTATTTGAAAATGAACCCGAAGATTTAGATTGTAAAACTACTTTAGAAAACATAATAGTCACAGTTTCAGCAAAATGGAAATGTTCGAACGGGCTTTTCAGCATACAGGAAAACAAAAGCAAAGACAAACTTACCGGGTATTCGATCTATTTTGAAAAATGCCTTTTCTTCAAAGTGAATACAAAATTCACAGTAATTTCTTGCAATAAAAGAGTTTATGATACGCTTGAAATATCTCCTGCAAGCACCAAGTTGCTGAAAAGTCCTCAGAATTTCATACAGTGTACATTCCACACACAAAACGAAGCTGTAAAAGCTGCTGAACTTATTACTGATGAGAATGTCAGAATATTTGAGCCAACAGAGCATTTTGGGTGTTGCGGATTATATTTGAAGTGTTCAGATGCTAAAAAGTGCTTGCACCCGGATATAATCCGTTCTAAATCCTGCTATTACAAAAAGAACTTAGAAAGCGGCAAGATATTCTACGGCAAGAACGCAAATATATGAATATTTCATGTCACTAAAGGCGGGTACATAGGAGGTCAGAATGGCACGGATAAAAAACAAAGCCCGTGATGACGGGCGTTTGCAGTCTAAGGTGTACATCGGCACCAAGAACGGCAAGAAACAGTATAAGTATGTGTACGCTACAAACGCAAAAGAGCTTGAGCAGAAAGTACAGGAACTGAAAACAAAGCTGAACAAAGGTCTTGACCTCACGGCCGACCGTGATACTTTCGGCTACTGGGGCGAGAAATGGCTGAAGCTGAAAAAGATAGAAGTATCGGCAGGAAGATATGTCACTTACTGTGCTCGGTACAAAAACCTTGAACCGCTGTACTCGATGAACATCTCGAAAATCAAAGCTACAGACATCCAGGACATTATAATTGACTGTGCCACAGAGCCGTCAGAGCGTACCGGAAAACCGTATGCAAAGAAAACGCTTATCGAGATACGCAACACGGCAAGTCAGATCATAAAGCTTGCGATACAAAATCGTGTACTTGACTATGACTGCGCCGAAGCAGTCAAGATACCAAAGTCGGCGGAATCGTCTACCCGCCGAGCTCTGACGGAAGAAGAGCAGTCCTGGATAACCGATACGCCCCACAGAGCTCAGACGGCCGCCATGATCATGATGTATGCCGGCTTGCGCAGAGGCGAACTACTTGCTCTGACGTGGCAGGACATCAATCTTGATGAGGGTACAATATCGGTCACAAAGTCTGTGGAACTGATAAAAGGCTTGCCGCACATAAAGCCGGGTGGTAAAACCGATGCGGCTACAAGGACCGTGTATATCCCTCGCAAACTGATCAGCTACCTGCAGAGCACACCGCATGATCCTCTCGGCCTGGTATGCCCGACAATAAAAGGCACACCGATGACTGATACAGCGTGGCGCAGGCTGTGGGAAAGCTATCTGACAGATCTCAATATCAAATACGGTGACTGGTCCGGCTGTATGCAGACTGGCGGTAAACGCCCGGCAAAGCACTCTCCGATGGAAAAGCCGTTTCTGATACCTCGTATCACTCCGCACTGGCTCAGGCATACTTTTATCACCATGCTATATATGGCGGGTGTGGACGTACTCACGGCAAAAGAGCAAGCCGGGCATGCTGATATATCGACTACTATGTCTATATATACGCACCTGGACGAGAAGTACAAGCGTAAGAGTATATCAAAGCTGGACGAGTACCTTGAGAGTATAAGTTAATAAGTGGGGGTGTCAAATGGGGGTGTCAGAAAATTTGTATTTTGCATAGTAAAGCCGTTTGCAAGCATTTTGTTTGTGCGTTCGGGACGCAGAGGTCGCAAGTTCAAATCTTGTCACCTCGACCATAATAA